ATTATTAGGTTTTGTGTGTGAACTTTTTTCACCAGTTGCTAGTGAACTTTCTTCACTACCTTGTGAACTATTTTCACCACCTTGTGAAGTTTTTTCACTAGGCTCGGTAAAGTTAATGGTTATTAGCGTTGTCCTTCTCTTAGACTTTTTGGTGCGTATGAAGCCCTTCTTTTCTAAGGAATTGACGCAGTTAATGGATTGCCTATTGGATAGCCCAGTAGCCTCCATTATTTGCGATATACTTATGTAGTCAGCCCACTTGTGCCACCCTAAGGTTTTGCGCAGTATCGCCATGATGACCTTAAACTCGCTTCCGCTAAGCTCTTTCATGTGTATGTCCAACACGTCATTAGGTGTTTGTGTCGTGTTCGGTAGGTAGATTCTCTTGTCCATATCTGTATAATAAAAAAGCCTTAAACCAAAAAACAGATAGGGGCTGCTTCATGGAATAAGGCTTATATGCGTGATTTAAATGCACTTAACAGAATCCCCTATACTCTATTAAGACATCTTACGCACAAACCTACAAAAATAATTTTGCAGACTCAATACTTTTTTATAAATTATATCCACAATCAGTAACCACAAAGGAATAATATGAAAGGATACAAATTGCATATAATCAAGGAATACGTGTCTACTGCACTTATTTCCGAAGACCCAGAAGAAGCCATACAAGAGGCGATAATGGTGCTAATCAATCTAGCACCTGACCAACAAGACGATGCCCTAGACTATCTGCATCACAAAGAAAAACAATTACCCATAAGGAGTACCGTATATGAATAATCACATTCAATTTATGAAGGCGTTCTTAGCTGGACTTAAGTCCCTACCGAACCCTGACAAATACACACAAGCCTATATTCGAGCCTTCGAGATGTGCTTGTACTCAGCAGAAAAGAATAACCAAGAAATTATTTTAGGAGGACATAACAATGATGAACATTTACGAATCAATGCCTAACAGCGAGTATCATTCGCAGAAAGACCATATATCCAGCTCTTTCGTGAAGAGCGTAGCCAAGCACTCGATTGCTAAAGCGTTACAACCACTAGAGCCGAGTCAAGCCCTGTTGTTTGGGGATGCCATGCACACGTACTTCGAAGACCAAGAAGCCTACAACCAACGCTTCAAAGTCTTTGACGATGCCGACATCATCGCTGAAATACTAGAGCGTAGACCTGACATCTCAGCTCCGACCATGACCAAAGACTACAAGACCTATAAGCAAAAATTTGAAGAGGGTCTAAGTGAAAATCAAGTGGTTATATCAGGTCAAGACCATCATCGTATTGAGCAAATGTTCAGAAGTGCAACCGAGAACAAGGCTCTGCAAAATATATACGAAGAGTACGACCACGTTGCTATATGGGATGAATATTCGTTTTTAACGGACGAAGAAGATATGTATGGACTCAAGTATCGAGTGCGTCCCGACAGGCTCCTTATAGGCGAAAATGAGCAGCCTCTAGCCGTTATAGATTGGAAGTCATGTAGAGATGCGAGTGCCAAAGCATTTCGCTCTGACTTTTGGAAGTATCGGTATGACCTACAAGCCGTATTTTATTGCGAGGTGTTGGGTGTACCAGCCGATAACTTTTACTTTGTTGCAATAGAAAAAGAGTTTCCATATAATTCAGCTGTGTACTCCTTATCGGAAGACACTATCATGAACACCGCCATGGCTCTCGGTGAGGTAAAGAGCCGTATATCACAATGGAAAAAGGAAGAATCGCAGGCTTCATTGGGCTTGCCTAACGCTAATACAATTACACTATTATGAGCACAGAACAAAACACACTAAAAATGCTTGCCGAAAGATACAAGTTAACTGGCAAAGACTTCTTCAAGCACCCGTACCAAGGGTTCATTATCATTACCCGAACTGGTGTAGAGAAGATTATGGCGCACGACAAAATCACGGTAACCTATGAGGTCGTGCCTGAACTAACCGAGGGACAAGAAAACTGTTGTATCAAGGCTACTGCTGAAAAATTAGATGCAAATGGTGAGGTATATACCGTAGAGTCTTATGGCACAGCTAACCACTACAACTGTCCTGTAAAAACTAAGAAAGCTGGCGGTGCATTACCCCACTATCCAGTAGAGACTGCTGAAAAGCGAGCAAAAGCGAGAGCCGTTCTACAAATCACTGGGTTCTACTCAGAGGGTGTGTTTAGCGAAGATGAGTCAGAGGACTTCAAACGTGCTAAATAAGAATGGCGAAAAGGGCGAGGCACTCTTAGCTAACTACTTAACAAAGTTAGGCTATGAGTGTTTCTCCGCCCCTCCTAAACGATTTCCAGATTGGGACATAAAAGCAATAACGCCTGAAGGCAGGACAGTTTTGGTAGAGGTAAAACTAGATGTAACGGGTATGTTTCTCAAGAACAGGAAGGGATTCAACTTCTACATTGAGATGTTTAATACCAAACAGTTCGAGCCTAGTGGTATCTTCAAGACCAAGTCAGATAAGTATGCGTACTTCTTTTTGATGCCTGATAACACGTACCGCTTATATGTGTTCAAGACAAGAGAACTAAGAAACTTCTTGTGCGAGAACGTAGACATTCCTACCACTGGAAACTCAGTGGAGGGCAACGCAGCAGGGTGGCTCCTACCTAACACGAGCCTACCAAAAATTAATCACACCCTAATAAAATTAGACCGAGAAGGAAACTATGTTGATAGCAACGATTATTATATTAGCAACGATTATTCTAGCTGATGTCCAAAGCAAAAGGTCGCAGAACCGTCACTAAAGCCATAGCCTTCTTTCACGAGAAAGGGATGATAGTGGATGAGGTAGAGCTGGGAGGGCGCTTCCGAAAATCCAAAGACTTATTCGCTGGACTCTGCACTAAATGTTGGCTTGAGGAATGTAATCATTTCGATACCAAGTTCGATGGATTCGATATTATAGCCATGGACGGTAGTAACGTTTGGCTCGTGCAAATCAAGACGAACCGACCACCCACACAAAAATCGTATATTCGTTTTGCTAAGAAGTTTGCTGGTAAATATATTAGAGTGCTTGCGATGACGTGGTATGACCGTAAAGGATGGGTCACCCACACATTCAACAAAAATGGAACCGTAACTAAAAGAGATTTAAGAAAAACTAATGAGAAGAAAAATGACTAAGAACGAACTGTCCATACTAAAACTAATTAACGAAAAGGGTCAGGTCACGTATGCGGACATAGAACCCTTAATGACGCAGGGTACACACGACATTTATTGGACTACCTTTTCAACGATATGTAGCATGATACAAGCAGGTATCATAACGTCTGAGGACAAGCATCCTGCCCTTTATAGTATCACCGCTTACGGGCGCAGCAAAGCCGTTGAGTTGCTATGAGCCAATTAGACCAAAGGCACTTAGAGGAAGTGCTGGTTGGTACGCTCATTGCTAACAAAGAATATAGAGACCTTATATTCAATGTAACGGACGCTACCCACTTCCCTAACCTGCACCCCATTTACTTAGAAGCGTGCGAGCAACACGCACAAGGCATCCTGTTCAATGAGGACACCTTAGCGGCTAGGCTGGATAATTATAGCTGTGATTATCTACTTGAGCTTCAGATGCACCAACGCACCTCTGAGCACGACATCAAGGGGTACTCTCGTATCCTGAAGGACACGGCTGATAGGCGAAGACTAACCAAGTCCCTGACCGAGGCTACCCAGCTCGCTCATAACCCGTCCACTACTATGGACGAACTAATGATGCAGATAGACAAGCTCAGTGGCGAACTGGATGAGGCGACCCCAGTAGATGCGCTGACCCCAACGCAAATCTTCGAGCGAGAAGAATCCCAGCCCAAGAAGGAGAAGCTAATCACGGGTGAACCCAAGGTAGATGAGCAACTCTATCAGCACGTAGGTCTACACAAGGGCGATATAAACGTGATACTAGCAGATTCAGGGCACGGAAAGACCCAATGGTCAACGTTCCTAGCCTCTAGGTTAGCTGTACAAGGGTATCAGGGTCTGTGGTTCCAAATGGAGGATTATGACGTGAACACGGCTACACAACTCGCTATGCAGGCGGTAGCTCACGCTGATAACGTGCGCATCGTAGACAACACCGATGACATAGACGAAATTAAGCGTCTGTGCCGTCTAGCAAAAATTGAGGGTGGTCTTGACTTCGTGGTTATTGACTATGTGCAAGAAGTGTATGCTCAGGGTAGGTTCGACTCAAGAACCTTAGAGATTAACTATGTAACTAAAATACTAAAGCAGATAGCCAAAGAACTCAACGTGTTGGTCATCGTGCCTAGCCAAGTGACTATCTCTGAATATAACCGTTCAGGGTGGCAACTAGAGCCTAAGTATAAGGACGCTCAATGGGCGCAAGTCATTAAGAATGTAGCTCATTGTATGACCTCAGTGTTCCGACCCAACATGGTTGAGTCCCTTATCCTCATGGATGGGTTTGGTGACCTCAAGGTTAAGGGGTGGAGAGATGGTGACGTTCACTCCTATGAGAGTGTGTTCGTTAAGGTTGTGAAGAGCAGGCGAGGGCAGCTCACACATGAACGCATCAAACTACTGCACCACAAAGACCTAGGTCTAAAAATTTAGTTATTGACTTTCTTCACTCACTCATCTATATTTAAACTTCAACTATAACTTAATCAAAGAAAAATGGCGACAATTATAAACGCTTCAATAGACGTAACAAAAATTCCAAAAGACTCATTAGTGGTAGGTAAAAAAGGCACATACGCTAACGTTACCGTATTCATTAACGATGAAACTAGATTTGGGAACAATGCTAGTATTGCAATGAGCCAATCTAAGGAACAGCGAGAGGCAGGAGACTCAAAAGTATATTTAGGCAACGGACGTGTAGTGTACACCGAAGGAGCCGTGACAGTAGCAGAACGGGAAGATGCCGATGCTCCAGCAGCAGCGGTTGAGGCAGCATTGCCCTTTTGATAAAGACCCGATTCTACGCTACATAATAGAGAAACTATTCTGATAGTGTATTTTCATTAGTATTCCTTATGAATGGAGGGTGTGACAGCTCCCATTCTTTTTCAGGACAATCCTGATATAATTAAACATATAACTCTTTCTTGGGGTTGTGTCGTTTGATGATATTTTGAGAAGGGGACTTGTGCGAGCAATGTCCCTTTTTTTATTGGTATAGTTTTATTATATTACATATATCTCTTGTTGAGGTTAGTTAGATTTATCCATTTAAGCCCCACCTAATCAGTGGGGTTTTTTATTGGTATTGATATTTTGGTGGTAACTACCTAGATTTTATCATTTAACTAACAAAATACGTATGTACTACGATTATTTTAGCATTAAAGAATTTCTAGTGGATAGAGTGATGGTGGGTGTTCCTATTCACGTAGTAGATAAAATAGAGAAGCACCACAAGCCCATAATTAACCCTATACGCCACAAGATAGGTCAACCCATACAAGTATCCCAGAACAGTGGGTATCGCTCGAAAGATTGGGAATTGTCGCACGGCAGAAGCGGAACTAGCGAACATACATTTACTGGTCTAGGAGCCGTAGATTACACGTGCGCTAACATGGAGCTACTTTTAGAGGAGCTTAGAGCGTCCGACTACAAGCGCATCTGTTACTACCCAGAGCAGAAGTTTATACACTGTGACCATAAAGGAGACAGATACCACGAATTTGAAGTAGATGAGGACGGCAAATGGCAATACAAGGGCGAAAGAAAATAAAGGCGGTTACCATAGATAACCGTAGCGTACCACAGGGTAAGATAAAGGGCGTTAAGCAAACTAAGATGCCCGAAGTAACTAGACGTAAAAAGGTATTGAGTAGGGAGCGTATCGTTCCTATAATTGATTTCACCGTATACTTAATTAACAAAAGAGCCGTAACTATGACTTGGACTTGGTTAAAATCCCGATTAAAAGAACCCTCAACGTATCAAGGTGTAACCGCTATAGCTGGTGCTATTGGTGTGAGTATACAGCCTGATATGTACGAATCCATTGCAGCATTGATGGTAGCCATCATTGGTGTGATACAAACCATCAAAAAAGAGAAGCCTGAACTAGAGGCAAAATGACTCTTGAAGAAATTAAGGATGCAGTCAAAAAGAGTCCCTACTCAATGGTCGACTTTTCAAAGCACGTTGCCATCTACATGGGCATGGAGTGGTCAAACAAGTTCAAGGAACGAATCTATCAGCTTCTCTCCCCAAAGGGGCACGGTAAGCCCTCCGAAGACGAACTATCAGCGATGGTGTTCTGGTGTGAGGTACAAAACGACCCACACTGGTATGCGCACAGATACTACCGTTCTAAAGACCTACCCAAAAAATATCTCTTGCTAAGAGATTGGCTCACAGGGCGAAGAAGCTACAATCGCCTACAGGCTAAAAAAATGCTTGACTATATATCTCGACTTCTGTAGATTGTGGATAACACATTAACAGAGGGCATCTCGCTTAATCGTGGGTTGCCCTTTTTTATTTGTCAAAATTATGCACAACAAAAACCCTTAAATCTGCACAATGAAAACAATCGCACAACAATTAGGTATTACCGAATTTCTCTTTAAAATAAATCAAATAGGTAAACTAAAAGTTTACCCAAAGTAAAAAAAATAATGACAAATCAATAACAAAATGACCATAACCAACCTAATCATTGACCGAGTGTGCGAAGACACAGGAGTCACTAAAAATCTCTTGATGTCTAAGAGGCGTAAACAATTTATCGTGGATGCCAAGCAAATTGTCGTGTTCGCCCTGAGCGAATTGGGTTTTACCCAGCAATATATTGGAAATGCACTAAATTATACTGACCACACCACTGTTCATCACCTAAAAAACAAGAAATGCCGTAAGAGCATCAAAAATCGTCTTAGAGCGAGTCTAGTCGTAAAGTCATACTTGGATATGGCTTTGCTCGAGAACGCTTGCCTGAGAGTCGATATGGAAGCAAAAATTTCTGAGGAGGGCTAATCCTATGGAAATTGTAACACTTTTGTCTTTGTCTATTACAACTGGCTACATCGGCTTCATATTTGGGTCTAGCATGAAGCAAATAGAAACCTCAGAGAGGTCAACCACTGAGGCATTTAAGGAAGGATACATAAAAGGGTATATTGATGGACACGCTAATGCCACCAAAAAAGAAAAGCCCTACTATGAGGACTTTCCAAAGATGGGTACAAACTAGCCTTTCTTACTACGACCAGTTTTTTTCATAAAAGCCATTCTGCCGTTTTGAGCGTTTGGCTTTTTCTTTTTATTGTCGTTAGACTTCTTCTGCTTGTTCTGGTACATCTTCGTTTTCCATTGCGTTTTTGTACCCTTGAATCAAGAATACAGTTTCGTTTAATTGTATTTCGAGTTTAGCTTTAAAGGCTTCTAACTCTTTTAGTCGTTCTTCGTTCATGTGCGTGCTCGCTTTATGTTAATGGTTATACCCAAATATAACTACCAAGCCAATCCTTTCAAAGTCGCAGGATTCTTTTGTGCTTCTATTTGGTCGGTCAATGATTGCTCTACATCTTCTTCGCCTACTTCAGCTTTAACCCAACCAAGAACGATTTCTTCGGTTAAGTCATCAAAAGCAATGTAATCTTCAGATGATGCGTCTGGGGTA